TCTCGTTGCGCTCCTCGCACGGCGACATCGCCAAAACGGCAGAGCGGACACAGACACTCGGCGCCGCCATGGGTCACCTGCGCAACGCCAGCGAGGTCGCGCTGCAACCACTGGCGAGCGCCGTGTGGAAGGACATCAACAACATTCTCATCGACATCACCAAGGCTCTGATCCCTTTCGTGACCATGCTGGCGAACGATCTGCCCACTGCCATGCAGACGCTCAAGCCGTATTTCGACATCTTGATGGTCGACCTCCGCGCCACCTTCAAGATTCTCGGCGACGTGGCACGCGTCGTCGCCCCGCTCGTCAAGGTGGCGTTCGACCTCATCGGCGTCATCCTCGACATCTTCACCGGCAAGTGGGGCAAGGCATGGCACAGCTTCACCGCCGCTTGGCGCGCCGCGCTGGACGCGCTCAAGGCCGTACCACGTCTGCTCATTGACCTCATCGAAAAGCCCCTCACCGAGATCGGCGCCATCGTCAACGTCGCCCTCGGCGGCTTCATGGCGCGCATCGAGCGCATCCCCTCGGACATCCTCAACGCGCTATCCGGGCTGCCCAGCACCATCGCCAACCTGTTCTCGACGGCGTGGTCGGGCCTCGCGGCAGTCGCGGACACGGCAGCGTCGGACTTCTGGCATTGGGTCACGCAGCTCCCGACGACGGTGGTCAACGACCTCGCCGCCCTGGGCACCGATGTGTTCAACGCCATCGCCGGAGGCTTCCGCACCGCAGTATTCGGTGCCGAGGCGGGCATCGGCGCCATCTGGGGCTGGCTCGGAGGGATCGGAGGACGGATCATCGGCGCACTAGGCGACATCGGCGGAATGGTGTGGGGCTATATGTCCAATGCGTTCAGCACCGTGCTCGGCGGCATGACCAACGGCATCACGGCGATATGGGGCTGGCTCGGCGGGCTGGGCGGGCAGATCATCACCGGGCTGGGCGACATCGGTACGCAGATGTGGAACTACGCCGTCCACATAATGACCCGCTTCGTCGACGGCCTCGGCTCGATGGCGACGGCGATCATCAACAAGGTCAAGTCGATCCTCGGACCGCTCGCCAGTCTCTTCCCGTTCTCGCCGCCCAAAGAGGGCCCGCTGTCGGGCCGCGGCGACCCGATCTATTGGGGGCACAACATCATCGAACGGATCGCCGAGGGCATGGCAGGCAGCTCCGGTGCGCTCAGGAGCGCGATGTCCGGCGCGCTGGGCGGGCTCGAGACGGCCGGGGCCGGAGCGACAAGCGCCTTCATGCGAGGCGGGCCGGCGGTCCACATCGACCACGCCCACTTCCACGACGGCCTCGACCTGGAGGCATTTATGAAGCGTGCTGCCTGGCTCGCACAGACGGCGGCGTAATGGCACCGGGACAGCGCGCCGCCTGGCTGGTGCTCGGGAACCTGACCGTGCCGCTCGACAACCTCGACGCCGGGTGGGCCTGCACCTCGCTCGACCTCGGACAGCCCGACATCCGTGAGGTCAAGGACCCCCGCCCGGACCAGCACGGGCTCATCGACCGCACGGCGTACCTGGGCGGGCGCCTCGTCAGCGCCCTCATCACCGCCTGGAACGGCACCGCCGATATGGACACCAACATCGAGCAATTCGGCGCCTTCTTGGACCCGTCGGCCCGCCCCGTGCTCCACCTGACCTCGCTGTCGAACAAGGTCGAGCGCACGCTGACGCTGCGCATCAGCCCCTACAGCGGCGGGATGCCGATGCCCAACCCGAGCGGGCGCGACCTCCAGCTCCAATGGGTCGCCGCCGATCCCGTGCTGCGCGACGTGGCGGTCAAGTCCACGACGGCATTTACGGGGCTCCCGACGCCGGGACGGGCCTACCCGTTGACGTTCAACCGCGTGTACCCCGCGGGCGGGGGCCTCGTCAACGGCATCATCAGCGGGGCCGGCGTCATGCCCATCCGCCCGCTGCTGACGATCTACGGGCCGATCACGCGCCCACAGATCAACTTCTTCGGGCAGGTCAACCCGTACGGCTTCCAGATATGGTTCAACGCCGGGTACTCCATCGCCGCCGGGCACTTCGTCGTCATCGACACGGCAGCGCACACCTGCTGGCTCGACAACCGCACCAACGCCCTCGGCGCGATCGACTGGCCCAACACCGTCTGGCCCGTGCTGCCCAACCTGCCCGACACCACGGCGATGACCCTCGCAGGCGACGCGGCGGGGCTGACGACCTCGGGCGTCACGCAGGTCCAGGCGACCTGGCAGGACGGCTACCTGTCGTGACCCTGATCACCGCACCGACCTGGACGCCGCCCGACCCCCAACCCGGCACCTATCCGATCCCCAAGGGACGCGGGCGCTGGCGCCTCACCCTGCACCGACGCGTGTTCGACCGCACGCCCTGGACGTCGAGCCTCATCACCGAGCTGCCGCAGGCCAACAGCCGCAAACTCGTCCAGACGTCGGACGCGCCGGCGCAGCTCACCTTCGTCCTCGACGGGCACGATCAGGAGGCGGCGCTGATCCTCGAACTGCAACACGATGTCGTCGCGTGGCGCTGGGACGACGCCCGCGGCGTCGACGAGCCGATGTTCCGCGGCATCGTCAGCGCCAGCGAGGACGACATCGACGAGCAGCAGCACACGGTCGCCTTCACCTGCACCGACTACCTGGGGGTCCTGGGCAGGCGGTTCTTGACCCAGCCGCTCAGTCTGAACAACGTCGACCAGGACGACATCGTCAGCCAGCTCGTCTCGCTCGGCGGCGCCACGCTCACGAGCTCGTCGGGCACGGCGCTCACGCCAGGATCGGTGCTGCCCATCAGCGTCGTGCTGTGCAACCCCGACGGCTCGGCCCGCCTCAAGTCCGGGACGCTGCGCGTCCGCAACTACCTGGGCCAGCAGAACCTCGGCACGGCCCTCAACGACCTCGCCAACGTCATCGGCGGCTTCGACTACGACCTCGCGCCCGGCTGGCGCTTCGGCAGCGACACGAGCTGGGACGCGCTGCGCGTGTTCTTCCCGCAGCAGGGCGTGACGCTCGGGGTCCCCGGTGGGCTGAGCTTCCCGGGCAACATCGCGCAGGTCAAGCGGCAGATCGCCAGCGCCGATTACGCCAACTACATCCGCATCCTGGGCAACAACCAGTCCTCGCTGGCGGCAACGGCGCAGTTCTTCTCCGAGGCCTGGAACACCGACGCCACCAACACGGTCGTCGGCCTGTGGATGGACCCCGAAAACGCCGCCTCGACGGTCGACCAGGCGACGCTCGACCAGGACGCGCAGGGCGACCTCGTCACCAAGGGCACGATCATCCCGATCTATACCCTGACGCTCACGCCCGGCTGGTACTGGTCCGGCGCCTTCCACATGGGCGACACCGTGCCGCTCGCCGTTACCTCAGGACGGCTCAACGTGAACACCGCCGTGCGCATCCTCGGCATCGAGTACGACGTCGGCGACGATGGCAACGAGAACGTCGTCCTGACAGTCGGACGAGCCGCCACCTCGCTGCTCAAGATGCTCAAGGCCACCAACACCACCATCGAGGCTCTCGTCAGGAGGTAACTATGACCCGCTACGCCCCGCTGTGGGAGCAGGCCGACAGCTATCCGGCTTCGCTCGACCGCCAGCTCATCGACGCCGCCTTCCCCCCGCTCGGCATCGGCGGCTACCTCATGCGCAACGGCACGACTTGGTCCGGCTCAGCCTGCTGGTCGCCCGTCGGGACGCTCAGCGTCAACGTCCCCGCCGCCAGCGCCGTCGTGGCGCTCCAGGCCAGTCAGGGCAAGACACTCTGCCTGTGGGACGCCGTCGAGACGGTCGCGCTGGCAAGCGGCTCGCCGCAGCCACGCATCGACCTCGTCTACCTCCAGGTGCGCGACGCCGCCTACGACGGAGGCGGCAACAACGACTTCGTGTTCCTCGTCGCGCAAGGAGCCCCCGCCGGCTCGCCCACGGTCCCAGCGGTCCCGAACAACGCACAGGCGATGTGCCAGGTCCTCGTGCCCGCCAGCGCCGCGAACCTCAACGCGGCGACCTTCACCGACCGCCGCATCCCGATCAACCCGCGGGACCTCTACCACGCCCGCATGAGCCGCGCCGCCGCCTGGGCCATCCCCAACGTCCTGACCGCGGTGCCCTTCGACACCACCACGCGCGACCCGACCGGGCTGTGGGTCGCCGCACAGACGGCGTTCGTGACCCCGCTGGCTGGGCTCTGGCTCGTCCAGGCGGTCATCGACGCCGGAGCCGCCACCACGCTCGGAGTCGCCATCCAACAGAACGGCACCACCGTCATCGCCGAGAGCGCGCCCATCGCCGCTCCGGGTGGCACACTGAGCGTCAACGCCGTGTGCGCTACAGCGGCAGGAGACAGGCTCTCGGTCGCCGCCTCGTCCTCGATCGCCGCCAACACCGCCAACGGCGCCCCCTACAACACCGTCCTGATCGACTACCTCGGCACCGGATAGCAAGGAGCACCCATGACAACCGAAGAGACACCGACCACTGAGACGCAGCCCGACTACGGCGACAACCCCGACGCCGTCGAGCCAGGGCAGGAGCCCGAAGCAGCGCCCGAGCCGGACGAGGAACCGTCGCACGAGCCGGTCAGCGAGCCTGCTGAGCCGTCGGAGTGAGCCTGCGCCGGGTCTGGATCGGCTCGCCCAACTACTCGGCGCGCAACAGTTCGGTCCAGCTCGTCGTCCTGCACACCGCGCAAGGCGCTCGCACCTACCGCGAACTCGGCAACTTCTTCGCCAACCCCGCCAGCGGCGTCTCGAGCCACGTCGGCATCGACGACAGTCCCGGTGAGGTCGGCGAGTACGTCCATCGGGACAAGAAAGCCTGGACGCAGGCCAACGCCAACCCGTTCGCGGTCGCGGCGGAGCTGTGCGCCTGGGCCGAATGGGACACCGTCGAGTGGCACCGGCACCCGTCCATGTTGGAGAACGCTGCGGCCTGGATCGCCGAAGAGTGTCACGCCTTCGGCATCCCGGTCCGCCGCCTCAGCCCACAACAGGCGCAGGACCGCGTCCCGGGCGTCTGTCAGCACGTCGACCTGGGCTCGCTGGGCGGCGGTCATTGGGACTGTGGACCGGGCTTCCCCATGGACGAGGTGCTGGCGATGGCGGGCGGCACCGCGCCGCCCCAACAGCGCAGGAAAGGCAAGAACATGATTGCTTCAACGCAGACGGGCCAGGGCTACTGGACGGTCACGAGCGACGGCGCCGTCGGGGCCTTCGGCGACGCGCAATACAAGGGCGGAGCGTTCGACCTCCACGAAGATGTGGCCGGTCGTCAGCCGATGGCACCGGGGACAGAGATCGTCGGCATCGCGGGCAAGGGCAACGACGGCTATTGGCTCTATGCCTCCGACGGCGGCATCTTCGCCTTCGGCTCGGCCCTCTACTACGGGCGCCCCGACCGGGCATGAAACAGGCGGTCGACGTGGTGGCCGTCATCCTGGCGCTGGCGCTGTGCGCTGCCGTCACGCTCATCCTCATCACCGCCATCATCAACGTCATCGACCATCAGGCCCCGACGCCGACGCTGGGCGAGAACACCACCCAGGTGC